GGCACCGGGCAGATAGTCGTTCACTTGCTGGGCCACCCAGTTGTCAAAGTCGGGGACCTCCTGTGGGATGACCTTCTGTAGCTGCGGTGTCGCCGTCCCGAAAACCTGAATCGCCTCCTTCTGCCGCGTCCGTTTAACGAAGGCCTCCTGGGCGGGGACGGAGACAGCCGGGTCCGGGTCGTTCAACTGGTTCAGCAAAGTCTGCTGCGTGGTCCCGCCCGTCGTCTGTGCCTTCGCGAGTTCTCGTTGGAGAGGGCGCACTTCGTTGATGTCGATGGTGGCCTGCTCTGCGCCCGCTTTCGCGGCGACGTTCTGCGCGGCCTCCGCCTCGTAGCCGGACGTGCCGACTGCTTGGCGGCGCTTGATGTCTTCCGCGGTGATGACGCCCGTTTTGTAGGCGTTCATGAAATCCTGGAACTCCGGCAGGTGGCCGAGCGAAGACACGTTGACGGGCGGCTGCGTGTCAACGGTGCCCGCGATTCCTGCGGACTGGATTTGGGCTGGGACTAGGTCTGCGATTCCGGGCATAAAAGGTTAGTAGGCTTTTCGGAGATTCGCAATCGCTTGGTCGGTCGTCACGCCGCCAGAGGCTGCGCTGGGCCCGCCGAGGCTGCCACCGTATGCGCCGAGAGCCGACGTGGCGAACTGGCCTGCCGCTCCGATGTAGGCTGCGTTTGCTTCGCCTTGCGCGAGGGCTTGCTGCGCGGAGACTGCGCCGCGTTGGCCGCGAATCTTCATGAGCGCGTTGCCCCGGTTGATTTGCAGGTTGGCCGCTTCTGCGCCGGTGAGTCCGGCCTGCGGGAGGTTCTGGTCGCCGATGCCGAACGTGGACGCCGCGATGCCGCGTTGCGTCGCTTCGCTCTGGCTGATGGTCGGGAAAATGGAGGACAGGATTTTCGCGCGCGACTCCTGGAGACCAGCGGCGGTGCCCGCAAGGCTCTGGGCTTCCTGCTGGCGCTGGGCTTCGAGCGCGACGCCCGCGCTGCCGAGTGCTTGGTAGAGTCGTCCGCCGACGGTGCCCTGCGTGGGCTTGAGTCCGGCCTGCGCGCCTTGGCTCACGCCTGCGCGGACCAGTTCAGCCTGAAATTCGGGCGGGAGGGTAGCGCCTTGCGCCAGCTTTTCCTGCGCCTTGCCGATGATTTGGTCCTTGAGCTTCTCGAGCCCTTCGCTGGGCTTGATGTTCTCCTCGAAAAGTTGCTTGGCAACCTGGACGGACTCGCGGCTCGCTTCGGGCTGCTGAGCCTGCGCGAGTAGCTGTTGCTTGCCGAGCTGCCGCATCTGCGCCAACTCCGGGTCGATTTCTTCCTGTAGTCGGATGCGTTCCTTCGCGCGGTTGCGCTCCGCATCGACGGAGGCTTGCTGCACCTTGTCGTAGCCGAGTTCCTCGCTGAGGATTTTCTTCTGGCCCTTGAGGGCAGTCTTCTGCGCGCCCGCGGCCTTGTCGGCGGCTTTCTTTTTCGCGTAGGCGGACCCAGCGGCTGCCGCGGCGGCGGCTCCTGCAACTACAAGTGCGGTGACAACTCCCATGTTAGCTTTCCTTCCGAAATGTCTGCTCGAGCAGCGAGAATCCTCGCGACTCATAGAGCTTTTGTAAGCTCGCGCCCATGTGGGCGAAGTGGACCATCAAAATCTCGCTGCACCCGCGTGCTTCGGCGCGCTCTTCGAAGTGGTCGAGGAGCATCAATCCCGCGCCGGTTTTCCGGAACTCGGGCAGCACATACCAGAAAAGCTCCGTGGCGGTCATCCGCCCGGAGAACATGTCCGGGGAGAACGCTGCACCCAGCACCGCGATGATTTTCTGGTCGCGCGTGACCGGGCCCGAACTCCAGATGGCGTGGATTTCCCCCACCCCCGACTCCATGAGCGGGCTCCAAGAACCGAGGAACGCGCCTTCGTTGAAGTCCGCCCGGCCCACTTCATCCGTGAACGCGTGCCCAATCGGGAACAGGAACGGGAGCTGTTCGAATAGTAGCGGTGTGACTTTCATGATTGCACGTCAAAGAAACCTACGTTGATGAGCCGGGCCGTTTCCTTGCTGTTGCCGAACGCCTCGAACGGCCAGCGGCTGTGCCACTGTGAGCAGGGAAAACAAATGCACTTGTTGAACTTCATCTCTGCGAAATGAACCTGCTCCCACGCGTCGGCATTCTGCATGTCTTCGCGGAGCATCTCGTAGATTCGCTTCTTGGACTTCCCCGTCTTGAGAACGTCTCCGTCCGTGGGGAACCCGAGCCACTGATATTTTCGGTGAATCCAGAACGCGGTCCCGCCTTTGCAGTCCTGCGGGCGGCTCAGGTAAAGGATGTAGGCGAACGGCGAAAAGGATTCGTCCGTGTGAATCGCGTTGTTCGGCAGCTCGTCCGCGAAGTTCATGCGCGCGAGGCACAGGTCGATGGTCACCGGCTTTTTCAGCCCGGCCTCGAGGTGCGGCCGAATCTCGCTCGGCGGGCGGACGTTGACGTGCTTGTAAATCTCTCCGTCGCTGTGCCGGATGTTGTAGAACTCTTGGGCAGCCAAAAAGTCCCGATACGCCTCGGCGTTCGGCAGAAAATCTTCGAAGGTTTGAACTCGAAGTTCTTTCCAGCTCATACTTTCACCAGTGACCAAAACCAAACGGTCGGTTGGATATTCGGGTGTCCCTCGGCCACGCCCGTGTAGTCGCCCCAATCGGTGAGAGAAAGCTGGCGGCTCGTGATGAGCTGCGTCCCAGCGGGCCCGTCGCCTGCCGTGCCGTCGTGTGTCCCGTCGCTTCCGCCGTCGCCGTTCACCTCGAAATAATTCGGCGGGATGATGGGCGGGAGGTTGATGGTGTCCGCGTTTTTCCCGCGGTGTAGCTGGACCGTGTTGCCGGAGTGCAGCGCGGTCGCGTGTCCCGTCAAGTGCGTGTGCTGCTCGATTTGCGCGGACGTCAGGACCACCGTCTCGGAGCCGTCTTGTTCGCCGGAGTCGCGGGGCGTGATGCCGCTGTCGGTCGCGAACACGTCGGTGCCGTCTTGCGTCGCGACACCTAAAACTTTTCCACGGACGGTCTGGTCATCCTTACCGAGATACTGCCATCCGGGATTGAAAGTGAGTGCGTCAGACAGGAGCGACTGCGCCACGAACTTGATGTCGCCCGGGCTTCCGCTAACGGTTCGCCAAGAGCCGCGCTCCCAGTGAATCAGTGCGTTGATGCTCGTGTCCCAGAATTCTTCCAGGTCCACGGGGTTCGTCGGGCGCTGAGCCGTCGTGCCGCTCGGGGGCGGGTTGACCAGCGCGCGCCACTCGGTGCCGTCGAAAGCATACCAGCCGATGGCCCGGGTTTCGAACGTGCGAAGCCAGAGCGTGGGGTCGCCGGGCTGCGGCGGGATGGCCGGGGTGTTGGGGCCGATGACGAAAAGGTTGAGAGACGCGCTGATGTCGAGCGGAACGTATTTCCCCTGGTTGATGTCGAAGACCCACCACTGCGTGCCACCCTTGAGCCAGGGGCCGACGTTCGAGCTGGGCTCGGAGTCGCCGACGACGAAAAATTCGGTGCCTTGCGGGGATTGGATTTCGCACCTCTCGACCATCGCCTCAAAAAATTCTTGCGGGTTGCCCTTGAAGTCGGGCGGGAGTTGCGCGGCGACGATGACGAGGTTGGTCTTAAACAGTGACATTGGCTAATGGGGTGGGAAGCGTCTCGCCGAAGTTCGGCTCGATGCCCGTCACCTTGTAGTAATAGGTGCCCGGAACGAGCCCGACGTCAACATACGAGTTTTCCCCCAAATTGCTGGTGAGGAGGGTGAAAGGCCCGGCGGGGTTGGTCGCCCGGTAAACCACGTAGCTGAACACATAGCTCACCTGGGGCCAGTTCAGGGAAACGTCAGTGCCCACGACAATCGCCTCGAGAGAGTCCGGGCCGGGGCGACGGAAAACGGGCTCGATGTCGATGTTGCCCGCGGCGGACGCGCCGGACCCGCTCAACGGGATGGGCAGCTCGCAGATGCCGGGGCTCTTGTAGAAGAGCGAGATTGCCCGGCGGGTAATCGGGCGGAGAGAATTAAGGTTGTTCATTGGCGGCGGCTCCGAGGCTCACGACCAACGGCAGGTCCGCCTCGATTTTGTGGGACGCCTTGCGGGTGGCCACGCAGAGCGCGACCTTGTCGGCGTCCGCCTGCGAGATAATGCTGCGGCCCTCGCCGACGGCGATTTCAGTGAAGCCCTGGTTTTCAACCGCGGTTGAAATGCTCGAAGTGAACTCGAGAACGTCGTGCGACAGGTCTTCCTGTGCCTGGGCGGTGTTGTCGGCCTCAGAAGCCGCCCCGTCAAAGCGGACCACGTTTTCCTCGGTCTCGTTCTCGCAGTTGTCGGTCCGGAGGAGGTTGTCGCGGGACATCATCGGCTCATAGACCATTTTCACGGCGTCCACGGCGCACGGACCGCTGCCCGCGACGAGAACCTGGAAGGCTTCGTCGAAGAATTCGCCCCACGGGGATTCGATGCCGCAGGAACTTTCGGTCTGGTTCTCGATGAGGTCCTTCGCGTCTTCGGTGCGGATGATTCGCGACTGTTTCTTGAACCCGAAAATCGTCGTGTTCATGTCGATGACCATATCAGGGCGGAAGCAGCCCTCGGTGGCCTTGAGGCGCTGAGAAAAGATTCGCTTGTATTTCCCGCGGCGCGCGCCCGCCCAGAAAACTCCGACGTCCACGTCGCCCATCATTTCGGACAGGTAGATGTCCGCGTAGCGGAAGTTTTTTCGACGCAGCACGTCGCTCGGGGGCCCGAAGTAGCCGCGGGTCTCGAACCACCAGGAAATCGGGCAGGACTCGTCGCGGCGGTCGGGGTAAAAGGCCTCCCACAGCCGGTTGACGCCGTCGTAATCGGGCGAGATGAAGAACATTCGCTCGCGACCGTGGACCTCGATGTTCAGCCACTCCACCGGGCGCGTGCCGGTCCAAAAGCTGTTCCACGTCGGGGGC